TCAACGATGGTGAGGTAGATGGCATCACAATAGTTGATGCAGGGAGCGGGTATAATATCGGGGATGAGTTCCTTATTCAAGGCGGAAACAATACGGCGGTCTTTGAACTTTCATACGTTGGTATCGGAGATATCAAACTATACAACGGCAGGGAGAAACTTTACAACTATTGGATATGACAAACGAAGTTTCACAAGTTATCAAATCCCTTGTTGTTTCCTTAGATGCGACGGTATATGGCATCTACGACGCTCAAAACGACCGCACCGATATATGCAACACCAAGTGGATGCGCATCGGTCAAGTGGTTGAGGATAGCAACGGAGAACTTTACCGCATCCTAAGCGTTGAGTATGATGAGTATGTAACATGGGAACCTTTGGACCAAAACAACCAAAATCCTTTGGAGGGAATCATCTCTTTGCCCGCGCCTTATTGGATAACAGGCACGCAGTTGGCTACCAATAGGGAGTGGACTATCAAAGGCCCAAACCTCAGCGCTAAGTTGCCATTAGTTTGGTTACTTGAAGTGCTAAGGATGCGTAAGTATGGCATGGAAAGCACATACGATTTTGATGCCGATATCCGTATGTTTTTCTTAGATGAGACCAACGTTGTGCAGTACTATACTGAGGACCACCGAGAGTTGGTAATGTATCCCATGGAAAAGTTATGTGCCGAGTTCCTTAAATTAGTGGAGAACGATGCAAGGTTTGTGCGATATACCGATTACGAGTTAATCACTTTTTCGCGTTTTGGAACCGAGCGAAGTGATGGAATGTTCGCCAACATCCTCGATGCCAATCTTAGTGGGGTAGAGATGCGTATTAGATTAGTGAAGTATAAAGAAAATTGTATTTGTTAAACCTTAAAAACTTAAAAACATGGCTATTGGCTGTAATTGTGATTTAGGTCTTTCCAACACAGGGAGACCGAACTGTTTGCCCTTACAAAGCGTAACGAGCAAACTAATTTTAGTGCCTTTGCAGGATAATGCAGGCGCTTACAACCGCATCGACTTGGCTACTTTGCCAACTTGGAGCAACTTAATAAACGAAACGGACCCATCTCAAAGATGGTACCCATTGCCAGCATTCGAAAACGTGGAATTGCCAAAGGCAGACACAGTATTCGAGGAGGCAAACAGCGGGCGAATGGCTTACCTACGTCAAGGAAAGCGCTCATTTGCGGGCGAACTTTGGGCGTATGATTCAACGCCTCAGTTCTTGGGTAAACTTTCCTCAGGGAGATGCGTTGATTTCGGGGTGTATGTCGTTGATATCAACGGGTCGCTTATCGGCAGCAAGGTAGGAAACTATTTGTATCCTATCCCTGCGGACAATCAATCATGGGACCCAAAATTGATGTTTGCTACGGATTCAACCGTACAAAAAATCATGCTCGGTTTTGATTGGAATCGTTTCTTTGATGAGTCAACTCTTTGGATGATAACAGCAGACGAAGCGTCTCAAAACTTCAACGACTTAACGGGGCTATTAGATGTAAATCTAATCAACCCAGTACAAGTAGCGAACACATCCATCCAAGTAGATGCTACGTTTGATTACGGTACTGCAATCAACCCGTTGAAATTCAAAGGGGCAGTTTTAGCGGACTTTAATTTGTATGACAATACCAACGCGGCGCCGTTTTCAATCACCGCGGTATCGGAACCTAACGATGGAGAGTACATTGTTTTGGCTTCATTCGTTACGGGTGACTCTTACACTTTGAGTGTAGTTAAGGCAGGATTTACAGGCTCCATTACTTTCACTGCGGTGTAAGTTTAGGCCTGAAAAGGAGCATAAAAGGGGGGCATTTTCTACGGATTTTGCCCTCTTTTTTTTGCTATTTATGTGTATCTTTGAAATGCTGTGAGGCGTGTTTTCGTGCGTTCTACACGCATTTATCCCCTCAATGGATAGATATATCGACACAACGGAGTACTCATTTCTATTGTGTGGGTAAGGGTTTCACAAGGGGCAAAAATGTTACAACAAAACAACAAAAGGGATGTTAATGGACACGATTTTAGGGCAACAACTAAGGAAAGTAAACCTACTTTCGGAGGTTGTGTTTTGGCGCACAGCATTCAACGACCCAAAGTTTGTAACGTATGTTTTGGACCTCATCAGGGAGGACCAACTTTTCAAACAAGGGATTGATTCCGATGGCGATATCATTGGGTACTATTCTGAGTTTACGGAGATGATGAACCCCGATAAAGTAGCGGGCTCTCCCTACACGCTTAAAGATACAGGAGCATTTTACGAATCAATGATAATTTATATTTACGACAATTTAATCGAAATCGATGCCGACCCAATTAAAACAAACGAACAAGGGGAAAAGACAAACCTCTTTTACGAGTATGGCGAAAACATTGTGGGGCTTACTGACGAGAACCTCGAAAAAGTCGGGGCCATCCTTGCAGGAAAATACCGCGACCAAATCATACAAATACTATCAGTCAGTCAATGACATTCCTTTAAGCCATTGGATTGAGTGCTTAAATGGTAACTATCAGTATACGCGCATAGATGGCGTAGGAACGCCTGAGGATGACGAACAAGCGTGGTGCCATATCCATGACCAATACCTCCTGAGATACGGCCTAAACAAGCAATACAAGGAATTGTTAAAGGTGCTTAGAAAAAAAGCCGATATACAACTAAACTATGTGCGCACAAAGGACAAATTCTCACTAACTTTGTTAGAGATAGAGGAGGAAAACCTTAAAATGATGTTATCAAATAACGGCCAAGGGATGAGCATCGAGCAAACTCTTGTGCATCTTAGCAAGTTTGTGGGCTATTGGCTCAGGGCTAAGGATATCACAGCAGGGGAATACTTTACGCTATTGGATGAGTATAAAAGATTTACAAAAATAGAGCATGGCAAAAAAGATAAGTAGCAAGGACCTATTCGATAAAGAGGACATATTTGAGGGCATCCGTTTGTCGGCAAAACAAACCATCGATGAGTTGAACAAACTCGATGCGGAGTTTAAGCAGTTGGCAACTGTGATGCAATCAACGCTTAAAGGGGCAACAACCAACACCACGCAAGGTATTGGGACCTTTGTGCAAACAACGCAAAAGGCCAACAGCCTAATGGCGGAAAGCATCAACATCACAAAGATGAAAGCACAAGCCGAACAGCAGTTGCAAAAGGCCGAACAAGAGGCGGCCAAAGCGGCACAGCAAAAATCAAAGGCGGAGTTGGAGGCTTTGAGAGTTCAGCAACAAGCGGCAAAGGAAAGCGAAAGGTTAGCCAAGGCCAGCGAAAAGGCGGCACGTCAGGCGGCCAATGAGGGCAACGCATACAAGCAGTTAGAAAAGCAAGCGAGGGACCTAAAAAACGAAAGCAAGAGATTAGGAGCCGAGTTGTTGGCCTTAGACCAAGCGGGCCAAAGAAACACGCAGGAGTACCGCGAACTTGCAGCGCAGTACGAACAAACTACTTTGGAGGCTTCGCAAATGGACAAGCAGTTAAAGTCCTTGGACTATACGGTTGGAGACCATCAAAGGAATGTAGGGAACTATGCCTCCGCTACAACCAATCTTAAAAAGGAATTGAGGGCCCTAACAATGGAACTCATGAACATGGACGAGGCCGACCCAAGGTTTCAAGAGATGGCAGCAAGAGCGGGGCAGTTAAAGGACCAAATCGCAGACACGCAGGCGGTTGTAAAAGCCACAGCGGGTAGCGCAGTAGAAAACTTTGGGATGGCGTTCGCGAGAGCGGGCGAAATAGCAGCCCGCGCAGTTCAGGGAGTGGTTGCAGGGATGCAGTTGTTAGGCATCGAGGACCCCGATACTATGAAAAACATCCAAAGGTTACAGGCTATTGGTTCATTAGCGGATTCAATGAAAGGATTGGGAGGCTTAAAGGATGCGCTTACGGAAATCAGGACGGGTTTAACAGCCGCAGCGATAAAGTCGGGCATCTTAGTGCAAGTAAAACAAGCGGATGTAGTTGCCACAACGGAGCAAACCGTTGCCACCACAGCGCAAACGGGAGCGATAGCAGCAAATACAGCGGCTCAGGAGGCTAACATTGCAGCAGGAGCAGCAGGAGACGCCGAGGCGGCCGCAAACTTAGCGCTTACGGAGGCACAAACGATAGCAACAGCAGAAAATACTGTGGCCACAGTTGCGGATACCGTTGCAGACGAGGCCTCAGCCGTTGCACAAGTAGCCAGCACCGCCGCAACGGAGGGTGCAACAGCCGCTACCTATGCTTTTAACTCGGCTCTTTTAGCCAATCCTGTGGTTTTAGTTACCGCAGGGGTTGTGGCCTTAGGCGCAGCGCTCTACTATGCGTTTGGTCAACAAAAGAAACTAACAAAAGAGGAAATTGAAGCGAGGGAAAACGCAAAGAAAAGATTAGCAGCACAAAAGGAAATGACCAACGCAGTGGCTCAGGAATCGGGGGCGTTTCTTTTACAAATTGAAAGGTTAAGGCAAACTAATGCAGGCTCCAAGGAACGTAGTAGATTGATTGACGAAATCAATGCTAAATACGGAACTACATTAAAAAATATGTCAAGCGAGTTAGCGTTCCAAAATCAGTTAAACCAAGCCGCAAAAGATTGGGTAAGATTACAGGAAAACAAGTACCGAGTGCAAGCATCCGAAAAGGAGTTTGTGGAACTTATGAAAGAGGAAAATAAGTTGGATAAAGAAAAGCGAGGGATGGAAAGGTCATTGGCGGCTACAATGAAATTTCAAGGTGGACGATTTGTATCAATGAAAGCGGACCAATACGGAAATGTAACCGAAACATTGTCAACATGGGAACTTGAAGCATTGGACAAACAAAACAAAGCATACAGTGCCATCCTGCAAAAAATCGAAAAAAATAAACAACGCAAAATAGAGTTAGGCAAAATTGCTAACGAGGCATCGAGCGCTGAGTATAAGTATGTTAACGTTGCTGTAAAAGGAAATGGAGCGGTAGGCACTTCGCTATCCGAAGTAACAACTAAGTTTGGAGACCTGAACAAAGAGATGGGGCGAACTTTGGAGTTGATGCAAAGCATTGTAGAGCAACAGCAAACCAAAAACTTACAGGAAGCACAGCGCCAAATTGACTACGCTTTGACTGAGGAAATCAACAGGATAAAAGAGGGCGAAGCCGCTCAGGTTGATGCCTTGGAGGCTGTTGTGGGTGCGCGGTTTGATTTGGAACGAAAGTATGCCGAGGATAAAATGAAGTTTGAAGTTGACCAACTTGAAGCCTCCTACCAATATCAAAAGCAAGCCCGACAGGATGCGTTGGATAAAGAAAAAAAGGACCTCGAAGACGCCGCAAAAAAAGAACTTAAAGGAAAAAAAGGCTTACAAAGCAAGTTAGACGAAATCGATAAAAACTATCAAATAAGGCAGGCTGAGTTAGCGGACTTTGAACTGCAACAATATGCGGATGTGGAGTTGGAAAAAACTGTGGCACGAAATAACTACATGCAAAAGCGGGTAGAGATATCCAACGCGGAGGGTGCAGAAATAAACAGGGTAAACGATGCGGTTTACGATGCGCAGGACCAGCGCATAAAAGAGAGCGCAGCCAACGCGGAAAAAGTGCGTGAGGATGAACTTGCAGCGCTGAAAAAAACCGAGGAACAAAAGCGGGAAATCATTAAACTAACGGCGGACTTTTTTGAAAAGACATCACAAAAACGAGTACAGCAAATCGATGAGGAAATCAAAGCGGCCGAAAAGCAATACGAAGTTCTTGCACAATTAGCACAGGATGGCAACATTACAGCACAACAATCCTTAGCCGAGCAGCAACGTATAATCGATGAGGCAAACCTAAAAAAGGAACGAGAGTTAAAGCGGCAACAGCGCATTAAGTTAGCGGAAAGCGTTTACTCAACTTACAGCGCTAAGGTTGAGGCGGGCAGTAAAAACCCGCTATTGGAAACCATCAGGGACACAACTCTTTTGGCTCAGTTTATACAAAGCATCCCTACGTTTATGGAGGGAACCGAGGATACAGGAACCAACGGCAGGGGCGTAGATGGAAAAGGTGGATTTCACGCCATCCTGCACCCTAATGAGCGCGTTGTTCCAAAGAGCCTAAACCAAAAGATTGGAGCCTTATCTAATGAGGAGTTGGCCAAGGTCGCACATGAGTATCAATACGGGAAAGCGATGGAGGGTGCAAGCCAAACAGCGAGCGCCTTGGACCTCTC